CGGAAGTCAAGCCCCATGAGGCTCACTCTCATGGCCAGGCTGCCGCCTTCCGTGCCTCTGCAGGAGCCTTCATGCGCAACGTCGCCACTGCGATTGCTCACGTCCCCTGGTCTTACCAGATGTCTGCGACTGAGCAGCGTAACGGAGCTCTGGGGTCCAGATTCCCTGTTTGGGTAAAGGACCTCAATGCAGATCTACAGAGTGACCCCCTTCCTGAGAATGCTGCCGTGATGATGGTAGACGTCGACTATTATGTTGACATCCCACGGTGGATTGCTTCAAACTTTATGCCCCACATGTTCTTTACTTTCCAGCCGCAGACAGCCGGTAACTCCCTTAGTGAGTTCGCGTATTCCTTCAAAGATAACGTTGTGACTTACGAGGTGAAAGGAGGAGGTAGGTATTCCCATGAAGTCTGGAATTTCCAGCAGGATGCCATTTCTTCCACTCTATACCTCTTTGGAGTGATCCCTGTCTCTCGTGCCTCCTATTTGGTTGAGCGCCGCGCCGCCGGATGTGAACATGAGGTTGTTCTACTTATACCACTCAATTCGTGGTCCTGGTGGAACACCTGGGTTTCGCTCCTTTTTGTTGCTGAAAACCCATTGAAGCGATTCAACTTGCAGGCTGGTTCTCACAACCGCCTCCGCATCCACAACAACTCGGGAATTCGTATGTCCACCGCCCAGGTGGGCTCCACCACCAGCATCACTATCCCCGTCTCTGTCGACGAGGAGATACTGACTGCTGCTCGCATATCCAAGACTGAAATTGCCTACCCCACCGTCGCCCAAATGCTTGGCGCTCATAGGATCGAGGACCTCTCAGGTTCCAAGACCTTAACTGAGTTTGCCAGATCCAAAGCTAGCGGCGGTGACGTGCGCGCTTGCGTCCCCGACCTGAATCATTACCAGTACACCGGACCACGTTTTGACCCAGATGCCAAGAACTCCCTGGTGCCTTTCATGAAGCCACTCGCTCTGCCTGCCTTCGCCCCGAAGGTTTGCTTTGAGAACGAGGACAAGATGGCCAAAGGTAGAGTTACGGCGGTTCAAAACGATGAGATGCCCCTGACTCTGAAAATGAATGACCTCATCAACGAATTTATTGAGCAATTTATCCCAGATGACTTGGCTCACACGTTTCATCCCGTGACGTTTGATGAGGTCCTGGAGCGCCAAGCACGCCCTTCCCAGAGACGTATCATAAACGCCTCTGAGTTCAGTCACACTGCCGACAACGCCTTGTTGGAGGGCTTCATGAAAAAGGAGCCCAAGCCTGACGCTGGCCACCCTCGCCCCATAGTCATATATGAGGGCGACACTAAGGTCAGATACTCTCAGTTCACGTATGCCTTAGCCGAGTACCTCAAAA